TGATTATTACCCTTTCTATAGAGCGATCGCGACGCTCGCGTCAAATTGTATTGCAGTATCGATAACGTTAGGAATTACGCGCAACAAAACGGGAATCACGATATCGTAGCCGTTAGATAACCCACGAAGCGCGATGTATCCGCCTTCTTTTAGCTTGCTAATAGACCATTGCGCAGACCAGATATAGCCTTTGGCTTCCCAGCTTTTGACGAGCCCAATAGCATCGTCGATCGCGTCGCCAGTGTCACGCGCTTTACTTCGCGCAGTTACGTCGGTTATGAACAATTTATCAGCAACAACGCTACATCCAATCCATCGCGACGAATGATAAACGCCACGAGTATCGTTTAGGAAATTCTGAATCAGCGGGATGTTGCAAAACTCGCCGTAGCCGTTTGAGGCCTCGGGTATATTGTCCGAGTGGTAAAACGTTACGACGTTATGGAGCATAACCGATCCGCCGTTTACAGCCGCGCAGCCTACGCCGTTATGTTTTGCATTGTCTCTATCGTCGAGGTTTTTCGCCCAGTTATCCTCGAGGCTACCCGCGATAATATGCGACATTGGAATTTCCATATAGGGTGCGCCTGGAATCGAGGAGGCGACGCGCTCTGCAATACCTAGCGCGTTTGCGGCAATCTGTACCGGGTGATTCGGCGAGCCGGGAACAGCGACAACGCCCGTTGTGCGATCGGTTTCCTTCCTGTCCTCTCCTAGTGCGAGTAAAGCCGTAAGGCCGTCAGAGCCCGCCGTATTATCGCCGATAAGCGACCTAAAAGGCCGCGCAACCGTATTGGCATAACAGCCTATCTTTTCGTTGCCAACGCCGTTGTAGGTCGATAACGCGTCAAGACTCGTCTCATCCGTAATACTGCCCGCGAATAATACCGCTGTGAACTGCCCATCGTTCGCTAGATCTTCCGTACCGAGACTCTCTAGCGCCGTTTCAAGATCTACAACGCCAGCACCACCCGCCATTGCCGCCACGCTTGGCGCTTCAAGCCCTAGCGGATACGTTTCGTTAAATCCGTAGTTAAATCCAAGCGAAAAATCCCAACCGACCATTCCGCTTTTTGCCGTGACGTTAAGTTTTTCTGGCGTTACGCCGTCTTTTGCCACCGTTACAGGTAGATCGAGCATTCGCCCGCAAGCGATCACGACCTTATCTACTACCGCCTCGCCGTCGTCGCCGACTGCAAGATTTATATTAAGTACCTTTTCGCCGCCAATATAAAAATGTAGCGTTCCGCCCGTAGTGATCTCGCCAGCAAACGTTACCGAGCCCGTCGATTTAGTGGCGGTGTCTTCAAATGCCGGGATCGCATAAATCACCCCGGAAAATTCCTGGGCTAACCAGTTAATCATTTTCGCAAGCGCAAAACCGCGCCCGTAACGCCCGCCAGCCGCCGCCGCGTTGGTAACAGGCTCCAGGGCATATTCGGTCAACGTGTCCTCAAGATCGGGATCAACGGTTCCAACGACCACGACCTTACGGGGAAGCGCAGAGCCGCCGACCTTGAAATTAACGTTTTCAACCGATGCGCCGATCGCATATGCAATTGTAGATGGTCCAATCATGTTCTAATTCTCCTATTCTTCTGGCTCTACGGAAATCTCACCGTCAAGATTTCTGTTGTCTGTATATTGTATACCAATTAAATTCGTTGATATGTCTATCTCGCCGTCAAGGTAATCTATGACGGTATAATTCTCATAAATACCGGCTTGGCCAACCGGCTCGTCATTTAAGTTTAGTGTTAAATCTATCTCTACTAATGGCTCTAAATCATCGCTGCTAATGCTCTCCGTGATCTGCATTGTAAGAGACATCACTGCTTGAGATATCAATAGCTCTCCGGCGTAGTCCGGCTTTTCCTTCGTTATCGATGGTATCCAACGGCTACGCGCGATACCAACGTCAAGCCCTAAATCGACATCTTCGGGCTTAAAGATAATATTGAAAACGCATTCGATAAGGGTGTTTAATGCCTGATCAGCGAGTAGCCGCGTGTTCTGTAGCGACGTCATCGCTGCCGCGCGGTCCACCTGCGAAGACTCGGGATCGTTTAGCGTTTCGAGATCCGCTTTTGCGCTTGACGATATCGATAGCTCGATATTATAGGTTGCATCAAACTTAAACGGGCCGTTAAATCCGCTACCTGATTTCGGTATTTTCGCATCCGAAAAATACACGGCTACGGCCGCGTTTTCGTTGCGTATAGCCTCGCCGCTCTCGGGCTCTACGCTATACCCGCATACCCGGAATTGTCCATTTGCGCCGTTGCCTAATAGCTCCGTCAACGCCTCTTGAATCGTGATGAAATTCATCGTCATACTTCGACCTCGGCATCGGACTGTTCTACCCGCGTCAGTCGAAGCGAAACGATACCGAGCCCCTTATCAGTGCGCGGAGGTTTGTCACAAACGTAATCTTCTAAATCACCGTCAAGCTCGGGCGTTTTTGGAATGCGTACGTGTAGAGGCTTTGTCGGATCTAATACCTGATTTAAACTACTTAGGCGCAGCGTAACCGCGGGACGCCCAGTCCAAAGCCCCTCCGCGTCTTGCGTATTACTGACAACCTGCCCGGATAGCTCCTGTATCTCACCATCAGGATAGGTAATGAAAACAGGCAGAGCGAATAGATCGCGATCCTCTAACGAGGTCGCTAAAAACCGCTCTGCCTGTTCTCTGAGATTGGTCATTGTCATGTAAGGCAGAACCCGGAAAAGGAGATAACCGGGCTCTCTAAATTACTTTGCGCACCCTGTTAGGGTTACGATCGAATCGGTATGATACGGCGCATAAACAAACGCGCTTTGTGTTCGTAGCTGCAAGCTTTTTCGATCGCCGCTAAAATACGCATCGTGATAGATGCTTCCAGCCGGGGTTAGCGCCAAATTCGATTGCGGAATCCGCGACAGATCCGGTTTTACTCCTAGGACTTCGTCATAGATATTCTGCTCAGTCGGACCCATCGGAAGCATTTCAGGCGGGCCGACAATCAGATCGAATCTCGTATCACTGTTAAGTAATACCGCGGTTTTCGAATCCATATAATTAACGAAGCTTCCTTGGTCATTGATGTAGCCCTGGTTACAAACGAAAACCTCTAGGCGATAGCCGTCCTTGGTCACGGCGCGACCGAGATAGGTAAAGCCCCCAGGACCGGTAAACCTCGCGAGATTCGCGGGTACGCCGTCCATTGCTAGACGAATAAAACCGTAGCTGCGAATATCCGCGACGTCGGCCATCTCATCGACAAACGCCGTTGCACTATCGGGCTCTAAAATAACCATGTTCGGGATGGTATGCCCCGTGATCTGCGCCTGAACGCAAGCCGTCGAAAAGTCGCCCAGCGGGTTTCCGTTCGTGTCGTCCCATTCATCGGCACACGCGAACGTATTCCCGCTCGCACGGCAATAGTCGATAAAATCATCGTCAATTGCGCTACCGAGAATATAGGGCTGTAAACCGGTTTGAATCGAGCGAGACGCGAGGTACTCGTTCAATTGCAGCGCCCGGCGAACGTGCTCGATATACAGATCGGCGGCCTTAGCTCGCATTCGTTCGATACGGGTTTTTTCTCCGTATGGATTTTCGCCAGCTATACGAAATAAAAGCTCTCCAGCCGATAGCGGACTAATATCCTCGGATAGGGGGAATTGCCGCGTGATGTTCGTATATTTTCCCACGACGGGGCGCTTCTCGTCAAGGCTTAGACCGGTCGGGCTAGCATTGCCGCGCCGCACGAGCTTCGCCATTGTCGAGACGCCTTTTTTAATATCAACAGAAAAGGCGGAGGCATCTTGCGCGTATTTCACACGCGAATTGGCCCAAAACGCACGGAATCCCGTGGGGATCCCGGCCATGTCGACATCGGAAAACATGTCGTTAAAAAATATCGAATATGCAGACTGAGTTGGAGGGGTTGCTAAATAATTGTTAGCCATGATTTATATCTCCTATTAGCTGTTCTCAAAACCGTCAACGTTTACGACGTCGCCGGAATATGCGTTAAGGGATTCGTTTAAAGCCTCGTCAAGCGTCCCGTCGATGCGCTCGGCCTCGGCAAGCGTGACGGCGGTTAAGACGTTCGGAACGCCGGTATCTCCCGCCGATGGATCGGCGTGCGTATGCTCGTTGTAATCGCTCACAAACTGGTCAAACTGCGCGGCAAGTTCCGCGAAGTTTACGCCGGAAATAGTATCGTCGAGATCAAGCGAATTTTCAAAAACGAGCTTGTTTTTATCATAGACAAAACTACCGCCCACAATGATGCTGTCGCCTTCGAGGTCTACGTCACCATCTGCTATATCGGCGGCGGCAATCTCAGGACCAATATAAATCCCGCGGGGTCGATGCGTTCCATCAATCGCGTCTACATCGGTAAACGGTACCCATTTTTTCGATGCGGTTATATAGGATAGAACCGTATAGGTCGCCAACGGTTCAGTTCGCCCAGCATCCGTTAGCAACGTTCCGGTACGCAACAGCGGAAAACCGCTAAGGATAAATCCGGTTAGGTCAATGTTTACTCTGCTAGATTTTGCCATTATGCCCTCGCTTTCCGCGCAAGCTCAAGGTCTTCGAGCGTGGAGATTCTGCCCGTTGTTAGGTACGTTGATGGATTTAAAAGTTTCGGCTCGATTGCCGGGGTTGCCTCAAGCGCTGCCGCGGCGGCTTCTTTTTCTTGCTGCTTTTTCGCGGCAATCAATTGATCTTCGTAGATCGCGGCAGTGAGCAACGCGTCCTCGGGCTTGCCGTTGGCGATAACGTCAAGAGCGAGATCGCGCACTCGCGCCGAATAGCTCGGGTTAGTCGCAAACGCTGACGCGGACTTAATCCGTTTAGCAATTTCGTTTCGTTCATTGGCCACGGCCTGGGCGCATGCCTCGTGCTTTATCGCATCTAGCTCGAAGCTAGCGCCAGGATTCGCAGCCAAAAATTCTTTTAGAGTTGGCATGACGCCTCCGTCTGTTACTGGGTTGATTTCCATTTCCGCACTGGCAGAAGTGCCAGCCGAGAAGATTTTATTTTCAGACCTTACGCCGTCTATCATGCCGACTTTTTCAGCATCGGAATTGTTTAGCATTCCGCCTTTACCGAACGTCTCGGCCACTTTATCGGCCTTGATACCGCGCCCCTTTGCGATAGCGCTGATAAAAACCGCCTCGATGTCGTTTAGTTGGGCTCGGGTTTGTTCGGCTAGCCGCGCGTCATTTGTCGGTAGATTTTTCAGCGGGGCGTTATCGGATACGATTCGAATCTCTTTTATACCGCTTTTTTTGTCGGCCTCGGACCAGTCCGTAAATTCGGCATAAACACCTATCGAGCCCTGAGATGCGAGGCTCGATGTCGAATAGATTCTATTCGCAGCGCTTGCTATCCAATATGCCGCGCTGGCCATCATATCAGAGTTAAGCGCAACGACGTCTTTCGATATTCTTAGATCTGCGATAGCGTCCCAAACCTTTTCAAGGCCGGACGATACGAGCCCGCCGGGACTGTTTATTGAAAGCGTCACGCGGGGCGCGTCATTCGCCTTAGCCTCTGCTATCGCATCTAAAATCTCTTGATACGTTGTGCCTTTAAAACCAAAGAATCTTGCGATAGCCGGGATCTCGTCGAGCAATATTCCCGTGATGTTTATATTTGCTACGCCGTTGTTAGCCGTTACGCTTTGCCGACCGCTTGGGACAAGCGCTGCCGCGAGCTGTAATTGCTCCGCCGTTGCGGAATTTATCTTGGTTAGATACTCGCACAAGAAGGCTTCGTGGCATGCATAGATTCTATACATTCGTCGCCCCCTGAGAAACAGCGGATTTGTTCCACGGTACGGGCGTAAGCTCGGACAGTTCCCGACGTAACGCCGCGCGGTTCGTCGCTGAGTCGCTCCCGTTATACTCCTGAGCAACGCGCTTAAGCGTGGTCGCGCCCATCTCGATATAAAGCTTGTCCGCGTTCGCCTGTTTTTCCGGGTCTAATTGCGGTAACGAATCGCCGTACCATTTGTGGTTCGACCAAGCCGCGCGGAGTTTTAGATCCGTATAGCCGGGGCATACGATATCGCCACGCGCGATTGCTGCGTTTAGCCACTGCACGAATAGCGGCTGTAAAAAGTCAGATACAATTTCAGCCCGCCATAGCTGTACGACTTTCCAAAATAGTTGAAGCTCGCCGCGCGATGCCGAATAGTTTTCCGAAAACAGCATTTTTACTATCGATAGCGGAATCGATAGCGACGCTGATACGTATTGCGCGATAGACTCGAAAAACGCCGGGAAAACAAGCGTCGGAGAAGTTTTCTTGAGGGTCTCGAACGTCTCGCCAGCTCCTAGCCCTAATAACCAAATCGCGCCGGGGTGGCGCGTCGAGTATTCAGGTAGTTCGCTATAGCTCGGGATCTGCGTATTATCCGTAGTGCTCGCGGGCTGTGCTACTGTCGCATTCGTAATCGATGGCATTGCCGACTTTGCGTAATCATCGAGACCAGCGCCCGTAGATGGAGATTCAGTGCTAGGCTTTACAAATCCCGCCATTTGCGATTGGGACGCGCTCGCGTAAAGCTCCGCTAGTTCGTAATCCGATAATCGATTCGCTTCTTCTAGGCAATGAGCAAGGCGCGATATCCCGCGAGTCTGTCCAGCAAATTCTGGCATATAGCCATGAAGAATCAATGGGTCGCCATCATATGTTGACGCAGGTATTACCACCGTAGTGCCATCCGGCTTGCGGATATTGTAGCCTACCGCCTCGCCGCGCGGGCCGGTGATCACGCCGTCGTGACCTTTGCCGGACTTGGTTAGGCCAGCTACGATTTGATCCGGGTCGATAAATCCGAATTTGACGGAGTTATCCAGATAATGCACGCGGCCGAAATATTCTCCGTCACGATTTTCCATCGTAAGCGCGAGGCGTTGCGCCTGGTAGCCCGTGAGCGCATCGTCAATTGAAAACTGGTTTGACGCCATCCACCGATCGAATTTCGCCTCGGTATCGCGCCCCCATGCGTCGAGCTGCTCGGGAGATTTGTTAAGCGCCTTGGCGTCCGGACTGCATTCGAGCCGCAATCCAGAGCCAATAATCAAATCAGATAGCCGCTCGACGATTGCGCGCAGCAATAGCGAGTCAAAACAGGCAACGCGAGCCGCGAGGCGTGCGCGTGTGTGGCTGAGTTTAATATCCGCCGACGAGGCGACAGGTCTGAATTTTGAGGTGTTGCCGTAAAACGTAGGCGCGGAATAGGGGAGGGCGGCCATTGCGGGCGCTCGACGCGCGATGCTTGTTACGTGCTTCGCGGTCGATAGCTCCGCGATTTCGCTATCTGGCAATAGCGGATAGGAACGCGACGCGAATGCGTCCGCGACCCGCTTAACCGTTCCGCTGTATGATATGCCTGATAGCATTAGTGCCATTAATACGCCTACGAAGTTGCTTGATTTCCTTTTCTATAATTCCAATCTCGCGCCTTACCTCGTCTAAACCACGCTGCGTCACGCGCTGCGATGCCTCGCCAGTATTCAATTCAAAGCTACGCACTTTTGAGTATTCTAATTCTTGCGCATAAAGAATATCTTTTACTGCCTCTTTATGCGCAAGTTCGCTTACTAAATCCTCGTACACCGAATACAGCATTTAATGTAGTTTGTGGCGACTCTGTAAAGTTAGTAAAGATGAATTTTGTCTTCTTTGCTGATTTATAGGTGCTAGCACCTCTTTATAGTTGCTAGCACCTCATCGCCGTGCTATTCTCGACGCATGTTGATCAAGTGCCGCAAGTGTGGCGACGAAAAACCAGAAAACGAATTCAATTTTCTATATGCCGACCTCGGGATTCGTTATCCTATTTGTAAGGCTTGCCGTCATAATGCATCGGTAACCAAAAAGCTTAACTACACTAAGCGTATGAAGGGCTTATCGCTAACGTTTAAGGTTTGCCCTAAATGCAAACTCCCGCGCTCTCTTACGGATTTTTCTATAAACCGTAGAAATTCGGACGGCCGCCAAACATATTGCCGCCGCTGTCGGAGTAAACGATATGCAGAAAAAAAGCTTTCCGCTGAACACTAACGTCGTTACGCAAAAAGAGTTTGCCTCTATTCTCGGTCTAACGCGCCCGCGCATAGCCCAACTTATAAAAAAGGGAAAGCTCGACTGTTACGATGGGGGCGTAGACCTCGACGGCTCGAATACGATAGCGACGATTGAGTATTATAAGCGTAAGGCAAAAAACGATACCGGGGAATCAGCCGCCGGTTTAGACGCAATAAAAACCCTAGAAGGGCTGACAATAAACGAAATCACGAGGCTTCATAAAGACGACATAGCTAAAATAAAACTAGCCTTAGATTCCCAACGTATCGAACAGGACATAAAAAAGACGCGCGAAACCTTGATCGACCGTGATTATGTTACCCGTGTTTTCCATCGGTTCTATACCATTATCGACCAAGAGCTGAAGCCGCTTGGCGAGCGCATAACGGGTGAAGCATTAGGAGCCCTGCATATCGACGCGACAAAGAGCGCGACGGAAGCCGCCGAGCATACCCGGCTTGTAAACGCTAACGTTTATAAAACCATAAACCATATAAAGCGACTTTTCAACGAAGCGCTAGAACGCATGAATGTCGAAAAAATCTCATAAAGATTTCGGCTTTATCAAATCAGTTGTCGAAGACTTCGCGACCGAACAGCCCGAAACCGATATTCTAAAATGGATAGAGAGCCGCCGCGTTATGCCGCCAGGAAGTCCGTTCCCGGGGCAATTCACGAACGAGCTAACGCCGTATTTTTGCGATATTTATGATTGGTTATCTCCCGTAAATCCCATACAACATGTCGTGATACTAAAAAGCGTTCAAATCGGCGCGACAACCCTCGCGGAAAATCTAATAGCGTTTTACGTGGGTGCGGTGCCGAGCGAGACATTATACGTAAGCGGTACTAAATCACTACTCGAAAACTTTAGCAAGCGTAGACTAGATCCCCTTTTGCAATCATGCGACCTTGCACGGCTATTATCGCCTTCTACGGAAAATGAAAAATCAAGATCTAGCGGTAGTACTACGATGCTCAAGGAATTTCCCGGCGGGTCGCTTGCGCTAGCCAGCGCACAGAGCGCTAGTCAACTTCGCATGGCGTCGAAACGAATTTTGATCCGAGACGAAATCGACTCCGCTCCTATTGAGCTGCGAAACGACGAGGGAAACTGGCTTGACGTTTCCTATAAACGAACAACCGCATTTGGCAACCGCCGCAAAATCCTAGATTTATCAACGCCGGTCGGATATGACCAGAGCAGCATCCAAAAGCTATACGAACAAGGAGACCAGTGTCATTTCCAAATACCTTGTCTAAAATGCGGAACGTTTCAGGAGATCACCTTTTCAAAACTCATCCCGATATATGACAACAACAACGACCTTAAGGAAATTTATTTCCCATGCGAATCTTGCGGACATCAGCATTATAATCAAGATAAGGTCTCATTTAACAAACTAGGAAAATGGGTTCCTACCGCCGTTAGTAAATCCGAAACGATGAAATCATGCTATCTGAGCGGTTTATATAGCCCGCCTGGTATGCTTTCATGGGACGAGATGCGCAAGGAATACGACGCAGCACAACAAGACGATAGCGGCGAGAAAATGAAAACGTTCGTGACGCTATCTCTCGGTAAGGCGTACCGAGACATCACGACAAAACCACGATTACAGAGTGTTACCCGGCTTCGTAACAATTACAAAGAACGCACGATACCCTCGGGCGTGCTATACCTGACTGTCGGAATCGACGTGCAGACAAGCGAGAAAGACCCGCGGCTAGAGCTTGAGGTCTTGGGCGTAGGGGACCAGTGGCGCACCTGGTCGATTGATTACCGCGTGGTTCACGGCGACGTAAGAGACCCCACGGGCGGCGCGTGGTCTGCTCTCGTGCAGGGCGTATCTAGTGGTCAGTGGTTCACGTTCAAGCGCGCGGACGGCGTCATCTTCGAGCCCATGATGATTTTCGTCGATACCGGTGACGGCAATATATCCGACGTCATCTACAAATTCATTGACGGCTATCAATGGAAAAAAACACACGCGATCAAGGGCTTTGGAACGATACGGACGACAACTCACAAGATGATTAGATACCGG